CACTAAGTCTCATGTAGTAGTCGCTAAAGAGGGCGACAAGGTAAAGACCATAAGATTCGGTCAGCAGGGGGTCTCTGGATCTCCTGCAAAGAAGAACGAATCCGAAGCCGACAAAGCTCGTCGGAAGTCATTTAAGGCCCGTCACGCCAAGAACATTGCCAAAGGAAAGATGTCTGCGGCATGGTGGGCCAATAAAATAAAGTGGTGATAAAGGTCAAATGGTGATAAGATAAGGCCAAGGAGGTCTTATGGAAGTCACTAAAGGAACCGATGGAAGGTATTACAAGCCATGCTCATCTTGTGGTGAGGCGCAGAGTTACCTTAGAAAGAATTACGCAGTTGAGTCGCTCAGGCTCAAAAAAATGTGTAAAAAATGCTCAAATCAGCAAACAGACAACTGTCATCGTGGTTGGCATAGAGGTGTAAGAATTTCTTGGTTCAATAAGTTTAAGGTTGGAGCCGAGACCCGTGGGATTGAGTGGGACTTGTCCATAGATGACATTGCAGATGTCTATGACAAGCAGGGAAGGGAATGTGCTCTTACTGGCTGGCCTTTAGTGTTTCCTTCTGTTGGTCATCCGCAAAACACAGACGCAAGTATTGACAGGATTGATAGTAAGTTAGGATACAAAAAAAACAACATCCAGATAGTGAGCAAAAGGGTCAATATGATGAAGCAGCATTACAGTCTGGAAGACTTCTTATTTGTATGCAAAGCAGTTGCAGACAAGGTCAAGTGGTGAGCCACTCTTGGCAACTAGACTTTGTAGCAAGCGTAAAAGACAAGCACCCAGAGTTCTTCTCTAACGCCAAGGTTTTAGAGGTCGGGAGCCTAGACATTAACGGCTCAATCAGGATGTTCTTCACTAACTGCGATTACACGGGCGTAGATTTAGGCCCAGGCCGAGGCGTAGACTTAGTGAGCAGGGGTGAAGACTTAACCTTCCCTGATGGCGCTTTTGACACTACTGCGAGCTGTGAGTGTTTTGAGCATAACGAAAAGTGGTCGGAAACTTTCACAAATATGGTCAGGATGACCAGACCTGGTGGGTTAGTGTTTTTCACTTGTGCGACAACGGGAAGGCCGGAACACGGAACCCGCAGAACGACACCAGGAGATGCGCCTTACTGTACTGACTACTACAGGAATCTAGTAGCAGAAGACTTCTCTAACCTCGTTGGGGACTTCAAACACCACGAGTTCTCTACCTACAGACAGGACTTGAGATTTTACGGAATAAAACATGGATGAATTTTTCTACGGGACTCTCCCACAAGACACTCAGGACTTCACGCAAGTCTTAAAGGGTGTTAGGCGGAGCATTGGGGATGTAGCAAGAGGTGTCTCTTACTACCCCTATGACCTTATTGGTGCGCCTGTAGACATTATCAACATGGCCCTGACTCCTGTGGGTCTAGGTTCTCAGCAACCAGTATTGGGAAGCGACTACTTACGCAACATCGGTAAGTCGTTAGGACTTGCTCAAGACCCGACGGGATCAATTCCTGAGACTGTTTCAAGGATAGGTGCGGGATTTATCAATCCGGCTGCTGGAGCAAGGGCGGTAGGGCAGATCCCCCAGGCGATCACAAGAGGGGCTAATGTCTCTGCTGACAAACTCGTGCAGATGATTACCCAGAATCCTCGTGCAACAGCGATGGGGGTTATAGACGAGACCTCGATGCCTTTCATGCAAGCGATGGCTCCGAAAACCCCAGCGGTTCCTGGACTTATGGAACCCGTCAAGTCGGACATAGGTTTCTACTCACAACTCGAGGCTGCGACCATTCCTCTACAAAACAAGGGAACGGGAGACCAGTACCTCGCACAGATACAGAAGTCTGCTGGGGTTAAACCAGAAGAAATCCAATGGACGGGCCTCGACGAGTTCTTAAAGGGCAAGAAGTCCGTAACCAAGGCTGAGATACAAGACTACCTCAACGCCAACAGGGTGGATGTGCGGGAGGTGAGGCTGGGTGGTTTTAGTGGGAAAGGAATACAAGATCCTGAGATTGCCGATGATGTTGCTTTAATTAGGTCTGCTGGATTTGAGCCAAGCAACTTAGAAGACCCCAATATGTTTGGGTTTCTTGGCAAAAATGGCGATATTTTAGGCTCAGATGATCTTTCGTTATTAGCGCAAGATAAATTATTAGATTCAAAAGTTGCTCAAGCAGCAGATAGAGTTGAAAGATACCTTCTTGACCAAGCAAGGCAAACGCAGTTTTCTTCCTACACCCTCCCAGGTGGAGAGAACTACCGAGAGATTCTGCTGACGCTGCCAGCAAGAGAGAGGGTTGTAGAGACCCAAGTCCCAGCAGGGAAAAGGCCAAAGGTTTTTGAGGACACGGCAACTGGTCGTTTTGAGTTGCTTGATTCCTATGGTGAGACTGCGGCTGTTTTTAACACCCGAGCCGAAGCAGAGAGGGCAGCCGACGAAATAGCCGCCCCATTTGTCAAAAGTGAAACTGTCAGAGACCCAGAGTTTTATTCAACCCACTTTGACCAACCAAACATCCTAGCCCACATGAGGGTAAACGACAGAGTAGTAGACGGGAAGAAGACTCTGTTTATTGAGGAAATCCAGTCAGACTGGCATCAGGCAGGGCGGAAGAAGGGGTACGGGCCTCAGACAGAAACAACCCATGAGGCTTATTACACTACGCCAGACGGACAAAGGGTGTCTTTGGGCTTTGGCAAGACACAAGAAGAAGCGGCTGCTGCGGTAGACCCAGGGTGGCAGGGCATTGTGGATGTGAAATTTGATACGCAAACCAAAAAGGTTGGCGAGGGAGTCCCAGACGCACCCTTTAAGACATCCTGGCACGAACTAACCCTAAAGAGAGCAATACAAGAAGCCTCAGAAAAGGGATATGACCAGATAGCCTTTACTACAGGCAAGACACAGGCAGAGCGGTATGACCTGAGTAAGCAGGTGGATAGCATCAATGTGCCAATGGTGAACCAAGACGGCACAAGGTCGGTGCGTATAGACCCAACTGGTGGAACAAGCATTAAGTTGATGGTTGACGAAAATGGTGTCGTTACTGGCTACGGGTCAGGTTCAAGACAATTTACTGGCAAGCCATTAGACGAAGTTATTGGCAAGGAAATGGCTGAAAAAGTAATGAAGTCCGAGGCTGGCGCAAACTTTAGCGGTGGCGACTTGGCTATCGGTGGCGAAGGAATGAAAGGCTTTTACGACAACATCCTTCCTAAGTCACTAGACAAACTAGCCAAGAAGTTTGACGCTAAAGTAGGCAAGACATTTATAGAGGGCGAGCGAACAAGAGATGCCTCTGGAATCCCGTCTATGTATCCAGAAAAAATTGAAGTCTGGTCTATGGACATTACGCCTAAGATGCGGGAATCTGTTACGACTAAAGGCCAACCACTCTTTGCGGTTCCGGCTATCGGAGCAGGGCTTTTAGGTGCAGGAATGGTACAAGACGAACAAATGTATTAACCTGTATACTTATACAGTACACGAACACCCCATAGAGGATTCGACAGATGGAAACAGTTAAAGAAACGCCAAAAATCGGAGAAGGACTCCCAGGCCCAGGTAGGCCCAAGGGAGTGCCTAATCGCTCAACTGCGCTTGTCAGAGAGGCTATTGCTAAGATGGCTGAGGACAACGCAGAGAACTTCAACAAGTGGCTAACAGATGTAGCGGCAAGCAGTCCTGAGAAGGCTTGTGACATCTACCTGAAGGCTATTGAGTACCACATCCCTAAACTGGCTAGAACGGAAGTCACGGGTAAAGATGAAGGCCCGTTACAGATTGCGGTTGGATGGCAGAAGTAAGGACAATTCCGTACAAACCGAGGGAGCATCAACTTGCAATCCATACGGCAGTTGATAGCCACAGATTTACAGTTGCAGTCTGCCATCGAAGGTTTGGCAAAACAGTTGCGGCAATCAACGAAATCGTTAAAGCTGCGGTCAACTGCGAACGGGAGAATCCTCGTTATGCCTACATCGCACCGACCTACACACAAGCCAAGCGAGTTGCCTGGGACTACTTACTAAAGTACACCGAGCCTCTGGAGTCGAAGGCGAACATCACAGAGTTGCGGGTGGACTTCTGGGGTAGGCGAATAAGCCTATACGGAGCAGACAACCCAGACAGTCTGCGAGGGATTTACTTAGACGGGGTAGTTCTCGACGAAGTCGGGGACATGAACCCGAAGATATGGAACGAGATCATAAGACCCGCACTAGCCGACAGGCAGGGCTGGGCGATGTTTATTGGGACTCCAAAGGGTGCTAACCACTTCAAAGACCTCCGAGACCGAGCCGAGAAAGAGGAGGGTTGGGCGCTACTTGAGTTCAAGGCAAGCCAAACAGGAGTTGTCCCGCTGGACGAACTGGAAGCCGCTCGTAAAGAGATGGGCCAAGACAAGTACGACCAGGAATTTGAGTGTTCCTTCCATGCCTCGGTTGAGGGCTCTTATTTTGGTTCGATCCTTAATGAGCTTGAAGCGCAGGGCAGGGTTACAGAAGTCGTCCGAGATGACCTCTGCAAGACCTTTACGGCATGGGATTTGGGGGTGGGCGACTCTACGGCAATATGGGTTGCTCAAGCGACTGGGCAAGAAGTCAGGTTGCTCGACTACATCGAAAATCATGGTCAGGGTCTCGACTGGTATGTTCGTGAACTCACAAACAGGAATTGGCACAAAGCGTCGCACCTCCTGCCGCACGATGTGGAGGTCAGGGAACTCGGAACGGGTCGCTCTCGTCTTGAAGTATTACGGGATGCGGGGCTTGACTGTACAGTCCTACCTAGACTCTCAGTCGATGACGGAATCCAAGCAGTCAGAAGACTTCTGCCAAGATGCTGGTTTAACTACCCACAGGTTAAGCAAGGTCTAGATTGCTTGAGGAATTACAGACGAGAATACGATGAGAAGCGAAGCATCTTTTTTGATAAACCTCTACACGACTGGGCTTCTCACGGGTCTGATGCCTTTCGCTATTTGGCAATGGGCATTGACACAAACTCGACTTGGAATAAACCACTACCCATTAAAACGAACTGGATAGTCTGATGGAAGAATTCAAACTCAAAGCAATCGTAGAAGCGGAAATCGACAATGCAATCGGATACATTGAGACCGAGACTGTCGAGCAGCGCAGGAAGTCGATCCAATACTACAACCGAGACCCATTCGGTAACGAGGTAGAGGGACGCTCCCAGATTGTGACGGGTGAGGTAGCCGAGGCTATCGACGGGGCGCTTCCTGCCCTCCTACGAGTCTTCACCCAGTCCGACGATGTAGTCAGATTTGAGCCTAATGGCCCAGGCGATGAGGAGAAGGCTAAACAAGCCACCGAGTACGCCAACTGGGTATTTATGCGTGACAACCCAGGTGTGACCATCATGCACAACTGGTTCAAAGATGCGCTGATGTGCAAGGTAGGAACAGTCAAGGTTTACTGGGACGAAAAAGAAGAAGTCAACACCGAGTCCTACCAGAACCT